GAAAAAATTTTAAACAAAATGTGACAATTTCCTAAACTCTTATTTTTTATACATATAACTTGCAAAAAAAACTATGGAAGAATCAGAGATCATTAATCCATTTGGGTACGGAAAGGCATCAAGGATTATAGATGAGAATAGAAAGCCTGGTGAATGGTGGCTTGAATTCCTCGAGATCAATCAAGAATTTGAAGAGAATGAATTCTATGTTTTATTCAGTAATGGATCACTAGTCAAGAAGGGTAGATCAAAGTTCAGGAGTTCTCAGTACCTAATTGGCGATAGTTTTAAATCATTCAGGCAGAACTATGAAAGACCTTAAGGGATGCCTTCTATTTATTGCCTACACCCTTATCTTTGCACTTGCTATCATTTACCTATTTGAATGTATCCTATGAATTTTCATGAAGAAGTCTACAGAGTGCTGTCAGAGATTACAGAAATGCTGATAGCCAAAAATCAGAAGTACGGGAACTCAGCTATAGAACCCCTGGGTATCTTTTCCAATCTATCCCCTGAAGAAGGGCTGAAGGTACGGATAGATGACAAACTAAAAAGAATCAAGAATGGAAGCCTAGACAAGGATGATGAGGATGTGATCAATGACCTGATAGGCTATTTAGTGATCTTGAAGATCCTGCAAAAAGAAGAGAAGGCAAAGTACTCAGCAAAGAAAGCAAAGCAGAAGGAACTGCTGAATAAGATCATGACTGATGAAGGCAGGAAGTGGTTCTATGATGACATCTGCCTTGATGGTATTTAATCTTCTTCATCTGATAGGTGGAGTAATTCATCCCTGATGCTCTGATAGTCCCCTCTGATCAGACAGCTAGTCTTGTCATAGAAGTACATGATTTGAATGTCATGCACTAACTCCTGCACATATGCAATGTCCTGAAGCCTGACCATTCTACGGACAAATTCATGCTTGATGTCAAGGCCTAATTCTTTCCAATCTAGGGAAGTGCCTTGTAGCATTACATCTATTTCAATCCACATCAAAATAGTTTTTTAGATACACCCACATGATGCACACCATCCATAGGGCTGTAGTTGTATTCAAACAGGTACTTGTTATCTAGGTAGATAATTTTCCCACTAGGCCGAAGCAAGGAATTGATTCCTGCACCTAAGTAGATTCCTTTTGGTTTGACTACTATGGTCTCTTTTTTTGTCTCTGTGATAGTGTTAGTCACTACAGGTAAAGTGTAATCATTCACAGCAGTCATTTTAAGGACTTCTCCAAGGACTTCTCCGCTTACCTTAGTACTTCCATGCTCAAAAGGAAAAGTGGTCTCAAAGGCCTTAATTTTAGGCTTAGAATCGATCAGTATTGTATCCCTTAGAACCTGGGTTTTTATCTTAGTCTTTGGGATGTAGATGGTGTCCTTGCTTGTGATGTATAGGGTATCAGTCAATCGATCAATTTTGGTCTTGTAGATTGTCTCTATCTCCTTCTTAGGGAATAGGATAATAGCTACTATCACCCCAATCAAAAAAGAGACTGCTGCTATCTTGGTTTTGTCGCTGTCTATCATAGTGGAAACTTATGTGAGTCTACTAGCAATTCATAATTCTCTGATCCATCCTTCACATATCTTCTGCCATGCAAAGTCAATATTCTACCGCCTACAGGCTTAATAGGTGCTCCCCTTTCAATGTGCCACCCATGTGATCCATCCCCATACTCTTCCTTGTAGCTTCCTGTGATAGCAAGGTGGATCTGCTTCTGCTGTAGTTCGTAGGCTCTCTTTCCTTGGTTATAGTACAGGCAATCCCTTACATCATTTCTACTAGCGTTCTCATGAATGTGACCCATCACAAATACATCCATATTCTCATAGGTCTCCAAGGCTCGTGTCAAGTTGATTGCACCCTTGGTGACTATTCCACCTCCACCTGATCCATGAAAGTACTTCATGTGCTTGGTCATGTTAGTGCTTGGTCTTACCTCATATTTAAATATCATCCATCCACCATATCCACCTGTGAAGATGTTGCTCTTGTTTTTGTAGTTCATCAGATCTACAAATCTTTGAAGCAAATCTGTTTCCTGGTATTTGATGATCGCAGTCTCATGGTTTCCGTACCCGATCACAGTCAAGATTGATGCATAAGGTGACCACCATTCTACAGCCGTTTCAACTATGCTATCCAAATACTTTGCGTTATTGTGTTCAGGCCTGATGTCGCTTTTGTTTCCTCTTCGATCGCCCTTACCCTGCATCAAACAAAAAAAGTCTCCGTTGATAAATACAGGGATTTGATTTTCTAGGCAATAGTCAAGATGTCTCTTGAGCATATCCCTATCACATTTTGGATTGTCCCAGTGTATGTCAGACAAAAGGGCAATTCGGTTTTCCTCTTTGCTTAATGCAAGGGAATGCACATTACGTGCTATTTTAGTTAATTCCATTTAGGAATAGTTTGGTTTCTACTTTACAAACTTTTCAAACCTGCTCAAGATGGTATCAGGGCTGAAGATTAGGACTAGTCCTATACCGATCCCGAAGGATGCATCAGACCAAGATAAGCCTTTGACAAATACGGATGCAATAGAAGCCCCAATTAGTATAATTCCTAGGGCTGTAGTCTTCCATGCTTTTATGTTCTTTATCTTCATTGATCTAGGTCTATGTTCTCCTCAAAGAGAAGGTCAGTCAGTTTGCATTGGCAATCATTTAGGACTTCAAATTCATCATTGTTGTAGTCCTCATATTTTAGCCTGTGCCGTAGATATTCACGCATCTCCCAAAGCACAGACTTCATCTTTGCACCTTGTGTAGCATTTAGGAACTCATGATCCTCTTCAGGTAGATTGAATTCTAGTATTGCTTTCATACTATGCCTCTGTATTCTGCCTTTGCATCAAAGCAAGGACAAGCCTTATTTGCGTTTGGAAAATCTCTGTGACCTTGGATGATCAGGCACTTATTATCTGACCACTCAAGAACCTCATTTATGCACAATAAAATCGCTTCTTTTTGCACAGCAGTTCTATTGTCTACAGGTCTTCCATTCTTATCTACACCACCAATGTAGGAGATGTGAATGCTTTCTTTGTTGAATCCCCTTACCCCGTTTGCTATGCCGTTAAAATCAAGCAGCCTGTGGATCGTTCCATTAGGTTCTATCAGCAAGTGATAACCTGGGGACTTCCATCCAAGGCTATCCCTCCAATATCTTTGAATCGCTGCCACAGTTGCTGTTTGTGGACTTGCGGTGCAGTGTATGGCAATATATTTTATGGCTCTTTTCATCTTCCTTGACCTCTGTACTTTTTAGGTTTATTCAATGCCTTTGAATAAGCCTTTTTAGCCTTGCCTCCTTTTCTCTTTCCAAAGGTGATTTTGATCTGAACACTACTTCCCTTCTTCATCTTTCTTTCTGCTTTCAAAAATTGCTTTCTCGTTTTTGATTTTAAACACTAGCCACACTATTGACAGGAGTGAGATGATGATAGTCAAGAAGACATTCAAATCCATCAAGTCAATAGCCTGAAAGATGTTGGCAATAATTGCTACTAGTGTGGAGGGAAGACCTATTTCATCCTTTTGGAAGACATTCATTTTTTTTAAGTGGTAGGAATTGCACAAAGGTTCAAAGGTACAGGAGATGATATCTCTATCTCTATAGATACACCTGCTGTGAAGTCATCGAATCGCTCTTGAAAGAATTCAATGTTTGCGTTTGTAGAAGGGTTGAAGGAAAAGGCTGTATCTAGCTTTAATTTAGCTAGAACATCCAAAGCCACAAGCATCTGATCGGATTGTATCTGTAGCCTGTTTGACTTATCTTCAGTTAGCAAGTCAGCAAACAAAAGGACTACCCTGTATCTGATTACGGATGTAGAATATTGGGCAGGTCTTACCACAGCCCAAAGGACAGGGTATTCGATCTCTCCGCCATTATCTACATAGTCATAGATATCACCCTCTCCGAAGGTTCGGATCATTGGATGGGCTTCCTGTATTGCCTTTAGTTTTGCTACTAGTTCGCTTAGAGTCATCTTGTTTGCTTAGATATTCCTTGAGTTTCTTTTCGTTCTTGGAATAGGCCATATTTTAGAAAGGTTTTTTGTATCGGTTGCCTTGGTATCTTTCTGAGTATGGTCTGTGATCTTCATAGTCACCCCGTCCTAGATTGATAGCTACCTTGTACTGATTAGATACAGGCTGAATAGTAGTCACATCAGATCCTGGGTTCAGGTACTCAGGGTATAGGGTAGAATTCGCACACAGATAATTGATAGTCCTTTCAGCATACCACTCAGCATATCCTTTGTAGTATTGGCTGATTGACTGCAATTCTGCGAAGGTAGGCTCTTCAATATTCTCAGACTTCCGCTTCACTACCCCTTTATTTACGAATTTGTACTGCAATGCCATAGGCAATTCACCTAGGACATAGTTGAAAAGGGTATCCGTGATGTAGGAATCTAGCAAAGTTTTGTAAACTGCATTACCACCTTGCCCAATAGTACCTGCCACAATTAGATCTAGGATTTTATTGTACAAAGCACTTCCTAAAATGGGATGAATGTATCTATCCTGTGTCATCTTGATGACCTGTGTCACATTCTTCAAGTCAATATTTGCACTTGCTACTGTGAAGTCCTTGAAGGACTGCTCCGAAATCATTAGAACATTTGCACTCATCTTGATGTCTTTTCAATTACTACATTACGAACCCACTCATGTCGGCAGTATGGGGTAGTTCTGCCTGTATTTGGATTTCTATACCATCCCCCACAAAGTTGGAATACAGAGTATCCTAGTTGATTGGAGATGTTTTGAATCTCTTCCCTTGTGAATAGAAGGCTGTTTCCATCTTGATACAATTTCTCACACAAAGGTCTGCTTCCGCTTTTTGCAGCAGGTACATTCTTGCGTTCCTCATAGGAGTAAAGCACTCGGAAGGAAGTCACAGGTTGAAGTCTTTTGATTGCTGCTTCACCTGTCCGGGTAACTTTACGAGTCACTTGACCTACCCTGTCAATCTTTTCTTCAATCACATTGTCATCTATCAAGGTGTTGATTCTTCCAATGACTGATGCTTCATCAATTCCTGTAGCTTCTGCAATCTGTGGGATTGTTACCGCAGGATCATTCTGAATCTGCTTCAAGATATTTCTTTGCACCTCATTCAAGATGTATTCTGCGAAGAGTTCTTCTTTCACAAACTCATCCATGCTGCTGAAGAACATCTTATTGCTTTCTAGGATTTTGAATCTGTCTCTGCTTAATCCTTTGCCTTCAAACTTCTTCAAGATCTCGGCATCATGATCAGAAATTGAGCAGGTCAGGTGCTTGTGGTCATGGAAGGCATTAGGCTCACCTACAGGGGCTTCATTGATAGCCGTAGGTGTAACTATATCCTGCTTGATTGGAAGGCCGATAAGCCCTCTCAATTCGTTCACATCCATTGATTCTACTACCTTGGTTGCAATCAAAGGAGATAGGCTGTTCAAAGAGTTGATGATGTCCTGTGATCCTGCTGATTCTTTCTTCTCGATTGGTGAAAGGCCTAGTTTTTCTCTGATCTCTTCCTGTGTCATATTTGCAGAAATGATAGCCTCAGAGAATTCAAAGTTGATAGGCTCAGTCTTTCTAAGTTCTAGCTTTGCCGTAACATCATTGAACTTGTACAAATAATTGATGGTCTCTTCTAGGCTTCGCTGTTTTGCGTTCACATAGGTGTTTTGGAATAGTTCAGATGCTTCTCTGAGTTCCGCTCTACCGCCTAGTTGCCCTTCAGTCTTCACACCAAAAAGCATAGGGCTTGTCACCTTATGACCTGAGAAAATCTCCTGCTGTACAGTCTTATTCAAAAGGTCAAAATGCTTGTCCAATTCAGTACCTGATAGGTCTACTATTGAAGGCTCATTCTCTTTGCTGTCATTGAATGCCAACATGAATTTCCCTGCATTCTTAGACCCTGAGAATTTGTCTTTGAATTGTCTTTCGATTCTATCCTCTTCTTCCTGGGATACCTTACCCCCATTCAAGTTGATCAACTTGCTTGAGAACATCCCATTGTTTATAGTGTTCAGGTGGTATTCACCTATAGAGATATCTAGTTCAATGTAGGAGATCGCACCTCTGTAGTCAGGAAGGGAATAGGTATTTGCACCTGCTCTGTATTCTTTGAAGTAGAGAATTTGTGATCCTGTTCTATTGTTTGGATCGAAGGCAGGGAATGTCTCAAAATCAGGTCTTGGGTTGACATTATCATTCTTGATCCAATTGTCGGATACATAGAATTCACTATTGTCTAGGTTCGTTCTGACCTTGTAGTAGTCTACATGATAGAGTTCTGCAATCTCACCCGTTGCCTTTGTCCAAATCACCTGAAGATAGTAGCCTCCAAATATGGTCAAATCTGTGGTTATCTTTTTAGTTAACTCATTCAAGGATTCTTCAGATGAATTGACCTTGTCAATTAATCCATAAGCCTTGGCTTTCTCCATCGGATCATCAGACTTCACATCCCATCCATTGCCACAGATATAGTCTACCTTACCTGTAACAATAGCGTTATGCTTTGCTGAATTATTGTAGATTCTTAGTAGGTAGTTTGGATAGTCATTTCTTTCCCCATAGTATATCCAATCCTTTCCTTTTACTTCCTTGTAAATAGGCAGGGGTACTTGGTCAAATTTGAAAAACTTTATCATGCTGTTGTGTATGTTTTGTAGTTTCCATTGTAGCCGTCATATCTGACCACTCCTGAAGTACTTAGGTTTGGTGCTGTCAATTCCATTTTGCCTGTGGCTATAATATTTGCACCACTTCCTGCCTGAGTTACATAGTACCGCCAAAAGCCTACAGTGCTATTCTGAAAAGATGCTAGTAGGATATTGAATTCTGAGTACCTTTCCTTGAATGGGCTTACATCTGTAAGGTTTAAAGTCACTTCTTCCTTTGTCACCTCATGCTGAAATAGGAAGGTATAGGTGTTGCTGCTCGTTTGCCTCTTATCGAATAGGGCAATATAGATAGTACTCGCTTCTCCTTTTTGAATAATAACCATATCCTTAAATATTAAAAAGCCTACCCATGTACACAAAAAAAAACACCTCCACTAGGAAGGTGCTTTTCACATAAACTACAAACCAAATATTTAATCCAAAGGAGGAACTCCTGTGAATAGTGGTGCTAGTTCTTTCTCATTGCCTGTGAAGGTCAATGTGTAGCCATTACGATCACCGAAGGCAGTACCTGTAGCAGATCCGCCACCTGTAAGATCTAGGCCGTTATCCTTACCAAGTACCCAAAACTTGTCATTGTTATCTTTCACGATTGCTACGAGTCTATTCTTAGCAAGTAGAAGGATCTCATTTCGGGTGTTTACTTGTAATTTGTTAAGGATGATTTCAATAGTTTGAGCATAGAATACTGTGCCATTCTGAACATTGGTATTGACTGCTTCAGCAAAGTTGGAAGATTCTTTTACAAGATCGTACTTCCAAAAATACTTGTTAGCATCCATAGTGACACCTGTGAAAGTGCCATTTGAACCTGTCCAAGAAGCCACATCCTCTACTGCTGCAAAGTATACTTCCTTCAAACCACCAAGAGAATCTTTGCAGTCAAGGGTATAATTTTGAGTTAAGGCACAAGGCATATTTTTTTCAATTTAGAGTGTGAATGGGGAAGGCCAATCCCTTCCCCGAAATTTTAATTAAGCAACGTGCAATTTCCAATACACTACCTCATCAGGGAATGCAACCTGAACACCTAGCTTGAATTCAACTACGAATCTCATTTCATCCGCTTCTTTAGCGTAGAACAATTCGAATCGATCCTGCTCGTTAAGCATATCTGTACCTAGGTACAAGTTGCTCATAGAAAGACCGAACATCTTGTCTGTTCCGTTCAATCCATTCACACCAATCAATTTGATAGAAGTACCTGGGATTACTAGTTCCATGTTGGCAGCATCTACAGGGTAGTGGTACAAGTTAGAATCACGCAATGCAAGTACATATTCTCTGAAGGTGTCATTTCCTGCAAAGATCACTACATCATCCTTGTCCAAAAGGGCAGCAGGGATAGCGGCGAAAATCTCATCTACAGCCTGTTCTACGTTTGCCTTGGTCAAAGTAGTCAAGTTGGAAGTATTTCCTTTTACAGGATCACCTGCACCACCGAAACCTAGGTCATCAATGATTTTGATCAAGCCATTGAACTTGTTAAGGTTCGCAGTCTGAGAAGTGGTGTCACCTTGCCAAATAGCAGTTTCCAAAGCAGCACCAATTCTCTGTACTTTCTGTGCAGAGTACTCAGATGCATAAGCCATGTAGTCATAGGAAGAACCTTCACGCAAAGCCTTTTGAGTGTATTTTGCTTCAAAAGTCTTAGGGCAGATTGATTCTTGTACTTTGATCTTACCTACTGTCAAAGTTCTTTGAGTGATGGTAGTAGTTCCGCTTGAGTTGAAACCACAAGTTCCACCTGCTTGGAATACCGCATCGGTAGTCATGATGTTGATAGTCTCAGCAGATTTGATACCTACTTGGACATTTCCTCTTGCTTCGATCAAGGAAGCAGTTTTTGCAGAGAAGATAGCAGCAGAAGTAAGCTGCAATTCATTCTCCTTCACATAGTTAGTTAAAGCTGATAAATCTAAGGCCATTTTATTTTTGTTTTAAAATTTGAAATGCTTTTTGAATGTTCGCAAATCTGTCTTCCTTCTCTACTTTGATTGCCTTGTGGAAAGAGTTAGGTGCAGAGATTGCTTTGTCACTTGGTTCTTTGGCTAGTGATTCGATAACCACAGCAGACAATTGTACTGCTTGTTTCATCTCCTCATTTTTCTTTGCCATTTCTTCTACCTTGGCAGCAAGTTCTTCAACTTTCTTTTCAAGGTCACCCATGGCCTGTTCTACTTTGGCCATTGCTTCATCCTTCACAGGTTCTTCAGCAGGTACTTCTTCAGCAGATGCTTCGATCTCAACCTCGATAGATGGCTCTTCTTCTGCTTTCTTAATCTCTGCAATCTTACCTTCTTCAAGGACTACTACGATCTCACCTGATTCAAGTTGATGCTCTCCAACAGGTGCAGGGATTGATTCACCTTCTGCTCCTACTACAAAGATCTCACCTGTCTCAAGGTCATAGGCTACTACTGTGCCATCTACTAGCTTACCTTCAGTCATTGCGAAGGCAGCAGCCTTTTCTGCTTCTGAGAAAAGTAGCTTTTTAATTTCTACTAGTGCTTCTTTTGCGTTCATAATTGTAAATATTGAATAGGTTTTTAATGTTCAATTTGTGCTAGGATTTTGAAAATCTGTTGCATGATCTGCTCTTCCTCTGTCACCACTTTATTGGTCTTCTCATATCGGAAAAGTCCCTCCACAGAAAATCCTTTGAAAGTACCTGCCTTCACCTCTTCCCAAATCTTATCATTTTCCACTTTGAAAGATCCGAACCAAGATCCATTTGAGATATCTTCAAATCCTTTAGGAGGCATGATGCCCTTCTCCCGATCAATGATGTAAGATTCAAACATGAATACACCATCTACAGGGGTAGAGTGTTCTACATTTACCCTAGATTGATAGCCTTTCTTGAAGAATCTTTGAACTATCTTTTTGATCTCGGCAGCAGAGAAAGTCACATAGTATTCTTCATCTCCATCCCTTCTGTAGATCGGCAAATCTGCAATCATCAAAGCACCTGTCACGATCCGCTGCTCAGGATTTTGGATGTTGAATTTGTTGAAGCCTACCGCATGGAAGTCTTCCTGATTCATCTTGCTTTCTGCCCATCTGAGCATAGGCTCACCACCCCATAAAAGGTAGGAGATAGTCCCACAGGCTTCTGTATCTTCAGGGTTATAGTATTCTGCTGCCCTACTAAGGTAGGAATAAGTCCTGCGAATTACTTCCCTTGATAGATTTTCACCCTTCATGATCTGAGTTGCTCTGACCTTTCCTACCTGAGTAGCACATTTGTTACCTAGTTCTTCATTCAAACGGATTCCACGCTCTGCATTATCTTTTGCACTTTGTGGGTAGTCATTGTAGGATTCTTCTTGGAATCTACCTTCCCAAAGATTGGAACAAATAGCCACAGCCTGTTCTGACTCCTTACCTTCATTGATCACATATTCAATGCATCTAGGAAGGAAGTCCTCCTTTGATTCGTTTGGTGCAGGTTCTACAAATTGATCCTTGAAAGCAAGGAAGTTCTTCTGAATCGCAGGGTATTCTACTAAGGCAATGAAGTCAACTTCTTCATCATCCTGAATAGAATCACCTATCATCATTTCATATAGTGGTAGTTTCTTATCCATGTCTTTAAGTATTAAAAACCTGCTCTTCGTTCAATATCCGCTACCCTCTTCTGAGTACCGGTAACTTCGCTTTCTACCACATAAGCCCTAAGTGGAGGTTGATTCTGCATAGCCTGACCAAGTGCTGTAACAGGGCTTGAACCCAATGTAGGTACAGCAGAAGCCACCTGTGGTGCAGCAGCAGAAATGTCCGGTGCAGATGCACCACCTTTTCCACCGGGAACAGGAGTTCGTACGATCGCCCTAACATTTTTTATACCACCGGCAACAGCGATTGCAGCAGCAATGGCAGCCCTTATAGGGGAAGATGGATCTCCGGGTATTAACTGAGAAGCATAAGCCTTTTGCGCCCCAAGATAAGTGTCAATAGTTGTTGCTGCAATAGCAGTCGCTTTACCGGCAGCAGTATTCTTCCCAACTAGATCGGATATTCCGGCAAGTAGACCGGATACCCGGGCAGCGTTTTCCAACTTAGCATCTGCTTCCTTCTTATCCAACTCTATCCTTGCATCGACATTTTCCCTGATCGCCTCCGTATAGGCTTTTTCTGTAATAAGACCTGCTTCTAATTGCTCTGTTAAAAGTGCTTCCTTTTGATCTAGCAAATCCCTTTGAATTTGGAATGATAGATCAGCCTGTGCCATCTCTCTTTCAAGTTCCGCTAGATCCTCCGCAGCCTTTTGTTGATCAATGGTTAACTGAAGTGCTGCAAGTGATTGTTGCTCTTGTTGGGCTAACTCCAATACGAGTGCAGTTTTCTGTTCCGCTGTGAATTTCTCATTCTCAAGTATCTCCTGTCTCTGCTTTTCAAACTCGATTAGGATCTGCTCTCTTGCTTTTTCGTTTTCATCCACAATACCTTCAAGCCTAATCTGAGTCCGGATCTCATTTAATTGCTTTTGGAATTCAGCCTCTTTCTCAGCATTCTCCTTGTTGTATTTGTCATCAATCGCTTGAAGATCTCTTCTCTGCGCTTCTGCAAGACTGCCGTCATCCTCGATCCCTGCTTCTCTTAACTTAGCAAATTTTTCTTGGTAAGATTTTTCTACGGCAAGTCTATCCTGTACCTGCTGCTCCTCCATTTTATTCTTTGCCTCCTGTAAAATAGCAAGTGCTTCCTCTTCTGCCTTAGCCTGTTTTTCTCTTTCCGCTGCTGACTTTTCACCTGCTGCCTTTTCCGCTTCCTGTTGGGATAGTGTAAATCCTGCTCTTTGCTCTTTCAATCTATCTAGTCCTGCCTGTGCTTCCTTGATAGTAGCATCACCTGCTTCACCTACTGCTTCAGGATCAAAGACAAAAGATGCAAGGTAATTAGTGCTTTGATCTAGTAAAGAAGTAGATTCCTCTAATACACCAATAGCACTCAATCCTTTTGTGATTAAGTCAATGCTCCCAAGGATTGCTGTCAATGGGAATGACATGAACTTCAATAGACCTGCAAGAATTGCTTTATTTCTTTCCGCTGCTTGTACCTGTGCGTCCTTGGTAGCCTGTGCATTCTGAAGGTTTATCTCCGCTGCCCTGATAGCCTCATCTGTTTGGGCTATTTTCAAGTCAAGGATTTCCTTCTCTGATTTTCCTTGTAACTTTAGCTGATTGCTTTGCCCATCAATGGCATCAAGTTTTTCCTTCTGTGCCTCTAGGTCTTTTAAGGTAGCTGCATTCAAGTCTTTCTGTTCCTTGCTTACACCACCTACCAAGGCCATGATGTCCTCCCAATAGGCTACAAGAAGGCCTACAGCTACTACCAAAGCACCGATACCTGTAGTGATCAAAGCCTTTTTAAAGCCGTTTGCACCTGCTGTAAGGCCTTTGAAAGTGATGCTTAACTGATCACCTACCTTTCCAATATCTTTCAACTGAGAAAGGCCTTGAGATAAGGCCATTGCAGACTGAACTTTTAGGAGTGCTTTCTCTACATCCTGTGATTCAGATCCGAATAAAGCCATTGCACCTTGAACTGCTGCAATTCCTCCTGCTGCTGTGGAGGCTGCCGTAGTCAATGCCTGAAATCTCTTCCCTGGATCAAATAGCTGTGCTGCCTCATTTGCATCTTCAATGCTGTCACGAATAGTAGCCACCTTTTGGGCAGCCTGTACCGCCTCATCAGAGAACTCACCGAATCTCTGCCGTGCTACTTGTAATTCCTGTGTCGCTTCCCTTAATTGTTTCTTTAATGGTTTGACATCAGCATCTAAAATGATCTTATTTTCTTCAGCCATTAGATAGGTATTTTAAAGGTTAGGGGAATCCCCTAGAATTCCCCATTTGTTTTACTCTGCTTCTGCTTCTTCCTTCGG